GACATAGATTTTACGCCAACCAGCGTGACAGGGACTGTGGCGGCGAATATGCCCTATGCCGTTTATGTCGAGCAAGGCACTCATAATGAGTTTGGCGGCGTGAGAAATCCGCCATATCCCTACATGATGCCAGCGCTTAATGCAAACAAATCAACCTTTGAGTATCTCGCCCGTAAAGAACTTGAAAAGGCCATACGAAAGGCGGCGAAATGATGGACAGCATGCAAGCGGAAGTCTATACCGCCCTGTCAGGCACGGGTTACACCGTTTTATATATGTACCCTCAAGGTGAAATGAATGTGCCTTGTGTGACTTGGTACGAATCAAATAACCGCGAGTATGGGCAAGCGGACGGCAACGAGTTTGTGACGGAAGTTGAGTACACGATTGATGTATGGGCGATGACACCCGAAGCGACCGCAACCATGGCATCGGCGGTGGACACGGCACTTGCGGCGTTGCGGCTCAAGCGCACATTCTCCTATGACCTGTATGAGCAGGACACGCGAGTGCATCACAAGAACATGCGATACAGAGCCTTGATTCGGCTCGATGAACAACGGATATACCAATAAAAGGAGAACAATAAATGGCTAAAATTCGTGCATTAGGCACTACCATTACCTTCAATTCGGAGGCTGTCGGGGCGCTGACTTCCATCGGTGAGTTGGCTGTCACGTCTGACGAGATCGACAAGACCACGCTTGATTCGGCAGATGGCTATCGGGAGTTTTTTCAGGGCTTCAAGGATAGCGGCGAGTTGCCGCTGACAGGCTACTATGACAAGACTGATGTTGGACAGGCTGAAATCATTGCGCAGTTTGCGATTGGCGATGCGGAGCCTTGCGTGATTACCTTCCCCAGCAGCGGCGGCGGGGCAACCTTCAACGCTTTCGTCAAGGGCTACTCTATCGGCTCCGCTGATGTGGATGGCGTTGTCGGGTTCGGGGCCACCCTGCGCATCACCGGCGCTGTCACACCTACCTAACCTGGGGGTGATTAAATGGCAAAGTTAAAGGGGATGGGCACGAGCATCAAGTATGCTCCTGCCTATGATTCGGCTGACAACCTGATAAAAACCATCGGCTCATTAACGAGCATCGGCGAGATCGCGCCGACGAGCGATGAGGTGGACACCACAACGCTTGATTCGGCTGGCGGGTATCGGGAGTTCCTGCAAGGATTGAAAGATTCGGGTGAGTTGACGCTTACCGGCTATCATGACGCGGCTAACACAGGCCAGAGCACCATGCGGGCGTTGTACGCAAGCGGCGCGAGCGGCTATTTCTGGGTGACATTCCCCGATCAGACAACTGTGGCGTTCAATGCCTATGTCAAGGGCTACTCTGATGGTTCGGCTGACGTTGACGGCGTTGTCGGGTTTGGATGCACACTGCGAATCAGCGGCTTGGTGCAGGTCATCAGCACGGCTTACAGCAATGTGGCTGGTGTGCTGGACGCAACAGCAACGGCGCTGACTGGCACACCTGCCTATCAATGGTACGAATGTGATGATGCGGCATACACTAATCCATCTGCCATTACGGGCGCTACATCTGCCACATACGATACGTCAAGTGCGGAAGGGCATTACTTCTGCGTTGTGACGGTGCCCGATTACAGGCCTGTCAACAGCCAAATCTTCACGGTTGCATAACACGAATAATTAAGGAGGCAATATGCGGTTAGAAATCGGCGGGAAATCCTATGAACTGAAATTCACTGTCAACTCAATGGCTGAATTGGAAGATATGACCGGGCAGGAGTTAGGAAGCCTCTTGTCCGGCGGCCAGTTCAAAATGCTGCGCTACCTTATGTGGGCCGGGCTGATCGATAAGAATCCTGAATTGACGGTCAAAGGCGCGGGCGAGTTGGTTGAGGAATATCTGCAAAGCGGCGGAGCGCTTGATGTGCTTGGCGAAGTGCTGACAAAGGCGATTGAATCAGCGGGTTTTTTCAAACAGGCGGCAAAGGCTCAAAAGAAGTAAAGAGTCTAAGAGCCGCTTATGCGAAAATCATCAACGACGCTTTTGACGTGGGTGTATCTAACGCCTGGGATTGGTGGGGCATGACCCCAGCTGAGGTCAACGGGCGAATTCGGGCGCTTGGCGCGGAGCGAAGCGCTAAGAACGAGCAACTTGATTTGTTGGCTTGGATGATAGGCCGATACGCGGCAAAAGGTTATCACGAGCCTGGTAAATACCCGCGCAAGCCTGAAATAATTGACACAAAACAATCGATACCATCTGACGAAATGGATGAGGACAGCATGAAAACCATCCTCACAGCATACGCAGAAGTCCATAACACTGTTGAGGGGGCGAAATAGTGGCGACAACATTAGAAGAACTGCAAATTAAATTCACCGCCCAAATGGGCGGGCTTACAAGCCAACTAAATGGAGTTAAAAAGCAACTCGGCGGTGTTGAATCGACTGTTAAAAGCACATCAACCGCTTTTAATGGATTAGCGCGGGCGGCTAAACTTTTTATTGGTGCATATGTTATACGCGGCATGATTAAACTCGGCAAAGAATCGCTGTCTATGGCAAATGATGTTGTTGAGAGTGAAAGCCTGTTCGCCGTATCGATGAAGGGCATGGCGAACGAAGCGCGGGCATGGTCTGAGGAATTGTCCGCGTCTCTCGGCCTAAACGCCTACAACCTGCGCAAAAATGCTGGTACGTTCAACACCATGTTTATGAGCATGGGGTTGGGTGAAAAAGCGGCTTATGACATGTCAACGGGGCTGACTGGGCTTGCTGAGGACATGGCATCATTCTACAACGTCAACCCGACTGAAATGTTTGATAAATTGCGTGCTGGTATCACGGGAGAAACAGAACCACTTAAAAGAATTGGTATACTTGTTGATGAAGCAACAGTAAAGCAGTACGCTCTATCCGAAGGAATCAGCACAACAGGGAAGAACCTGACGCAGACTGAAAAATTGATGGCGCGTTACGCGGCTATCATGGCGCAGACTACGAACGCTCAAGGCGATCTTGCCAGAACCATCAACAGCCCTGTCAATCAGATACGATTGCTCAACAATACACTGGATATGGCTAAAATCGCTTTAGGACAGGCTTTCCAGCCGATCCAGGCGATTGTGCTCCCTATCCTTAACAGCCTTGCCAGAGCCGCGCTAACGGCAGCAAACGCTGTTAAAAACTTCATGTGGGCACTTACCGGATTCACTGGTATTTCTTCGGGAGCGGCTGATATTGCTGGCGAAGGCGCAGATGCTAACGGCAAATTGGCTGATTCTCTAAATGACACATCCAAGGCGTTGAAGAACGCGGGGGGCGCTGCAAAGAAAGCCGCCCAAGACGCCAAAATCGGGCTAAAGGCGTTTGACGAAATCAACAAACTTGCGGATGAATCCGAAAAGGCAAACGGCGGTAGCGGCGGGCTTGGCGAAATGCCCGAAGTTATCAAAAACGAAGCCTATGCTGACGCGCTTGAATCTGTCAACGTTGCTATGAGCAAGGCGGCAGATTGGCTTAAAAAGGTCTGGGCGGCAGCGGAGCCGACACGCATTGCGTTGTCAAACCTTTGGGACACGATCAAGGACTACGCAAATACGGTTATTTGGGGCAATCTGGTTGACTTCTATGATAAATTCTTGAAGCCCATCGGATTATGGACAATAACCGACGCTTTACCCGCTTTTCTTGACGCCGTATCCGCTGGAATTAAAACACTTAAAACAATGTGGGAAGCATCCCGGCCCGCTTGGGAAGTATTCTATCAAACAGTGTTAAAACCTATGGGGGAATGGGTTGGTGATAGAATCATCGACGCTTTGCGCTGGCTCAAACAGGCGTTTGATGATATTAGCGCGTGGGTGAAAAATAACCCTGAGACGTTTGGAAAAATCTATGATGGGATTATGTCAATCGGCGCTGCAATAGTAGTTATATGGACAACTTCAAAACTTCTCGCTGCCGTGCAGACCGCTTTTGCTTTAATCAACGGCGCTGTTGCCCTTCTAACGTCACCGGCTGGCGCTATCACTTTACTGATCGCGGCGTTGGGTTGGGTTGTGCTCAACTGGGACGAAGTGAAGAAATGGGGTATCGACGCATGGCGAAAAATAGAGGATGCTTGGCGAAACGCCGGCCCGTGGTTTGAATCCAAAGTAACGAAACCCCTTGGCGAGTATTTCGCTTATGTTTGGGACAATACAAAAAAATGGGGCGCATCTTCGAGAGCCACCCTTGATTCGCTATGGACTGACTACAGTAATTGGATGTGGAAAAACGTTACCAAACCAACTGCGGATTGGTTCAGCACGCTTTGGGCTGATATTACAAAATGGGCTAATAAAGCATGGAGTGACATTACAAAAGCGTGGGGTGACCTTGCTTCATGGTTTGAAACGAATATCGTTGCCCCGATACGCAAAGCGTGGGATGAACTCATGGCCTTCCTCGGTGTTAAAAAGAGCGTTGAAGTTGAGTACAAAGTAACAACCGTTCAAAATACCGTCTATACATCAACAAAAGGCAGTGAAACCGGGGGCAGGGGAGGAAGTATTTCAGAGGCTACCAAAACGGCCATCCCCGGCCTGTTCGGTGTTCTCCCATTTGCGGCGGGCGGTGTGTTTGAGGCAAACAAACCTTTCGTCGGGCTGTTGGGCGACCAGAAGAACGGACGAAATATTGAAGCCCCCGAGAACCTTATACGTCAAATATTCCGTGATGAAATGTTCGGAAATCCTGCTGTATCGCTTGCGAGTATGCCTACATCTTCATTCGGCGGCATGAGTTCGGATATATCAGGAAACGCTATTGAGAGCGGCATTGAACGCGGAATACAGAGGGTTATGAATGCTTTAAACCTTACGCTAAACGTTGACGGAGAACAATTCGGGCGTGTTGCTGTCCGCACGATCAACGATACACAGAGGGCGGCTGGCCGTCTACTTTTGGAGATGTGATATGTTAAAAGTAAATGGTACGACCATCAAAACGCCAAAGAAGATGTCGATTGGTATCTATGACGTGTCGAAAAACGCTGACCGAAACGCGGAGGGCACGATCATGATTGACCGTGTCGCCGTGAAAAGGAAAGTCGAATGTGAATGGGGGGCGCTCACCAATGCGGAAATGAGCGCCCTTCTTTCCGCCTGTACGGCTGTGTTTTTCAGCGTGACATATCCTGACCCCATGACAGGCGCGGCCAAGACAATCACCTGCTATGCGGGCGACAGAACAGCCCCGGTATATCGTGAAATCAGCGGTGTGCCGTTGTGGGAAGGCTTAAGGATGAATTTCATTGAGAGGTGATTAAATGACCGGGATGATTAATACATTGATGGCGTTTCCGTCCCGCGCACTCTCGACGAAGGGGCTGATAATCTACCCGGACGCGGCAACTCAGGCGTTGACTGCCGCGGAAATCATAGACTGGGCGGTAACAGAGAACGCGGGAGAACACTTGCCTCTTGGCGGGGCTTCCGCGTCAACCGTCCGGCTTAGGCTGGACAACCGAGCGGGCGAATGGAAGCCAGGTGGCTCAATTCTCGGGGCGCACACGCTTGACGGTGCGGTTATCGGCATCGAAATCGGCGCACAGCACCCTGAGTACAGTGGGTCATATGATACTATAGACGGCGGCTTGCCGACGGCTACATATGCCAACACCGCTGACGGCGGTTCGCCTGGTTCATCGTTTAGCGATGTGATTGACGGCGGTATTCCGTTCAACTTCCCGCATGTCGAGTGGTACTGGACGCGTATCGGGGAGTATGTGGTCGAAAAGCCAAAACTGACCGAAATGGTGGTTGAATTAGCCGGCTCTGATTATCTCGCGAACAGGGCTAAAAAGGCTTTTTCTGATGGCTTAACATATCCTCGAACGGTTTCACAAATCCTTCAATCGGCCTGCTCTCAGGCCGATATAACGCTTAAATCAGCATCATTCCCCAACGCCTCAGTCAACATCCCGGTTAAGCCGTTATGGGATGAAAACACGACATGCAGGGATGTCATCTCTTATGTCGCGTGCGTGGCCGGTGGATTCGCTCGTATTGACCGGGCAGGGATGCTTGAGATCGTTCCGTTCGATGACACTAATGATTATTCTATCGGCACTGACAGATATATTGATTTAGAACGCAAGACAACATTCGGGTCGCTCAATGCCTTGACAGTGTTCCCGCACGGCACGAAAGAAAATGCTGTCAGAGTGGCGACGGACATCGGCCTTGAGGACACCGACCAAAACAGCATTGCAGTGCAAGGAAATCCGCTGTTGCGTTACGAATCGGCGGCGCTGACGCCACTTATAACCGGCATGTTCTCCGTCCTTGGCGGGTTGGCGTTTGAATCAGCGAAAGTAATCTGGCAAGGAGATCCCACACTTGCCGTTGGCGACGTGCTGACGGTAACCGACAAGGGCGGCTCAACATGCCCGATATTGGTGTTGGGGCAAGTGATGACTTTCGCTTCAGGTTTCGGCATGACGAGTGAGAACAATATGCGGACTGCCACGTCCGGCGCAGCTCGGAATATGCGAATTTTCACTCCGTCCGGTCGGTTGAACGCAACGGCGCTCGAAGGCGATATCAACATCAAGGCCGGGGAAAATCTGAACCTGATGGCCGACTCTGACATTAATGTAAACGCTGGCGCTAATGTCAATGTAAACGCTGGTGCCAATGTAAAAGTAAAGGCTGGAGGATCGTTGAAGCTCGAAGCCGCCGCCGATATGGATATCACAGGCGCGAGTGTAAATATCCAAACAGACGAATTTGGTATCAAAAACGCTAACGGCGAAAGCCTCTTAGGAATATCATCACCATCCGGCGGAGATCCGGGAGGCCAAATGGTACTCGGGTCAGAAAAAATGCCTATCAAAATTGGCGGCAACTTTGTCCTTCCTGTTGAAAACGGCGGCACGGGTATTTCGGGGCAAACAAACAAAACGCATTATTTTGCGTCTTATCCCAATGATTTAATCGGAGTTGATGGTGACCTTGGCGTTTTGGTCAATATGGCGTCCGGCGTTTACTCCGCAATAACTCCAGCTCACCATACAGCAGTAACTGGAGTGGCGGTATTCTGTGGGATGTCAAGAAACTGGAACGCCATCAATCCTGGCGGATGGACGGCGGCAGGTAACGCCAACGCGGCGGGATCAGCAAACCTATACGCATCAGCCTGGTCGTTTATGTTTTCTGACCCAGACATAATGGGGCGGATAAGCATAAATTTTGAAGCGGGCAAGTTCATCGGTGGCGAGTGGTACGGTTGGAGTGTTTCGTCTTATCTGACTGTCGCGATAGCCAATGCGGCGGGCGTTATTCTCGGGAGTACAACGTTCGTTCCGCCTGTAAATCAGTCTGCTTTCGGTGTCAACATTGAGGCTGCTTTAGAGGACGATACTACCTACTACATTCTGATGTACGACAACACCACATCGGCCAATAAATCAAAGGCTCTAATTAATGTCGCGTCAGTAACTTCGCCCGCTTACTCGGCTGGCGGCTATAACTGCGGGCTTTTCGTCAAACACGGTGGCAACTGGACGCTTCTCGCTTCGGGCAGCGGTTAAGGAGAGTAAATGATAGCACAGATTAACATGAGAAAAGGCACAAGCGCGGAATGGGCGGCAGCGTCTCCTGTCATTTTACTGGCAGGTGAAAGCGGGTACGACACAACGCTCAAGCGCTATAAAGTTGGGGACGGAGAAACTGAATGGGCTAATCTTGAGTGGAACACACTCTGGTCAAGGCCTGTTGGAAGCATCTATATGTCCATCAGCGACACATCCCCCGCATCCCTATTTGGCGGCACGTGGTCGGCTATCCCAAGCGGGAGATCTATCCGCACAGGGATTGGGGGTGAAGAATCGGGGAGCGATACCGTTACATTGAGCAGCTCACACATCCCGTCGATGGATATACCGATTTTTGTGACAGGCTATGGGTGGCTTATGTCATCAACCTATGTAGCCCCACAGGAGGATAGCGGATGGATTGGACTTAATCCGGGCGGTGCCACTCCAAGTTTAAGCGGAGCCCATGCTGTCTGGGGTAACACACCGTCTGCGTTTTCTGTTGTCCCTAAAAGTTACCATGTATATGCTTGGATTAGGACGGCATAAGGAGATAACATGTATATCATAGACAATCTGATAAGCTATATCTCACTCGGCAACAGACGCGACTTTGGCCACACGATACAGTTCGACCTTACTGCGTGGGCTGATCTCAACGCTGACGATTGGAAAATCACCTACATGCGGCCGGGCGAAAGCGCAACGTACCCTGTGCCTGGTGGCAATGTTTCTGTGGCTGATAATGTACTGACGTGGAACATCAGCGAGGCTGTGACGGCTATTGGTGGCACCGGCAGCGTAGTAATCGAGGCCTACCGGGGCGGCGAGATACTCAAACACTCGGACCGCATCATGACCGTTATCGGCGATGGGCATGAACCGGCGGGGGAAGCGCCTGACCCGGTCGCTGATTGGATCAGAGAAGCTGATGCAAAACTGGACGAAGTGGACGAATCCCTTGAAAGCACCAACGCGGCAGAGGGTTTGCGTGAAATCTCCGAGACCGCCAGAGAAACCGCTGAAGGTTTGAGGGCAGGCGCGGAGACATCACGCAATACCGCTGAAGGCTTGAGGGATAGCGCCGAGACAGCCAGAGAAGAAGCAGAAGCCCTGCGCGTGGCGGCAGATGCGGCCCGGATGGGCTTTGTGCCGAAGGGGCCGTATATTCCCACCAATGAGAATAAATACGGCGAATGGTATACACACGAGGGCGGTTCCTATGGCTATATTTGGCCTGAACCGAGCACCGGGGTTCCTCTGTCTGATACGTCGCATTGGCAGCAAATTGCGTCTCAGGGACTTAAGGGCGACAAGGGCGACACGGGCGATCAGGGAATACAGGGACTTAAGGGCGACACGGGCGATCAGGGAATACAAGGCCCCAAGGGTGACAAGGGCGACCAAGGCATTCAAGGTGACCAAGGTATTCAGGGCGAGCAAGGTGACCAAGGCGAACAGGGCATCCAAGGCGAAATTGGGCAGACAGGCCCCAAGGGCGACCAGGGTGATATTGGGCTTACCGGTCAGACAGGAGAAAAGGGTGATACAGGAGACACCGGGCCCAAGGGTGACAAGGGCGACCAAGGCGACCAAGGTACTGGCCTTAGCGTTTTAGGAACCAAAGCAACCGTTGGCGAGTTGCCCTCGACTGGAAACGCACAGGGCGATGCTTGGCTGGTTAGTGGTGACTTATATATATGGTCAGGCACAGCGTGGGTAAACGCAGGGCCTTTGCAGGGAGCTAAGGGCGATAAGGGCGACAAAGGTGACAAGGGTGATACAGGACAGGATGGAATAATCGGTGTTGATGGTGATAAGGGTGACAAGGGTGATAAGGGTGATAAGGGCGACAAAGGTGACAAGGGTGATACTGGTTTAACTGGTGCTGATTCGACTGTGCAAGGCCCCAAAGGTGATAAAGGTGATAAAGGAGATACTGGTTTAACTGGTGCAGGATACTCAGTAGATTATGTTACTGTATCGGATGTTTCCAATGCTTTTAACTGCAACCTCAACTCTGAAAGCGCTAAGAATTTCGCCCTTGCCATCACTAACACAACTGCAAAGACAATCACCTTCACTAATGTTCCCACAGGTCGGAGTGAAATATTTCTTGAAATAGTTACAACTGCAGCACCCGGCGCTATTGCTTGGACATTGAAATCAGGCTCAACCCTTAAATGGGCAACTGGGTCTGCCCCTGCTCTTGATGATGGAAAAGTATACAGATTTATGTTTTATACTTCCAATGGTGGGAGTGCATGGCAAGGATATGTGAGTGTGCCGATATGAGTAGAGCAAGACAGCTAATGCCGACTGTATTTAGTATAACCGACAAATACACTTCTCTTTTAATGCACATGGATGGCGTGAACAATGGTGGGGTTTTTCCTGAAGAAACAGGAAAGACAGTAACAAGAGTTGGTGCTCCAGTCACATCAAATGCTCAAAGCGTGTTTGGTAATTCAAGCCTCACAGGGTTAGCTACTAATAAATATATTGCTATTGATGACCATGATGATTTCGATTT